TCGCCGGCCATCCGTGAATTCGAAGTGGCGGCGACGGAAGGCCGGCTGGTTCACGGCGGCCATCCTGTGTTGCGGTGGTGCATCTCGAATACCGTGCTGGTGCATGAGGCGGGCACGCCGCAGCAAAACCGCAAGCCAGAGAAGCGCCGCACCTATGGCCGCATCGACCTTGCGGTATCAACGCTGATGGCGATCGGGGCGATGAAGTGCGGCGAGACGACGCTGGACGTCGCAGCGATGATTGCGTGATCACGCCGCGGCACCGTCACATGCTGCTGGTCGCAGATCGTACCAGGGATGTCGACGTGATCGCCGGCGTAGTCGATAGCGTGATGGCCGAGGGCGTCACCGCAATCGAGGTCGAGACCGCGTTCCGCGACGGTGCGGCGCAGTCCTACCTGATAGTTGACAGCGACGATGTTTCGATCGTGCTTGGAATGCAGGAAATGCTCGCCGCCGTCGGCGAAGCCAACATGACGCCGGACCAGAACCGGCAAGCGTTAGCGGCTCTCTCCAGGGAATAATCAGATGCGATATGCCGTGAAATCGGCACCGCCTCCGGGTGGTGTTCCGAATACATTCGTTATGTCCGACGCCAGCATCGACCGGATGGGCGACGTGATCGAGCCGAAGGGCTGGATGCTCGATCATTTCAAGAGCCATCCGATCGCGCTGTTCAACCACGACACCGACCAGGTAATCGGCAAATGGGCCGACGTGCGCATCGAGGGCGGGCAGTTGCGCGGCGAACTTGAACTGGCCGAGGCTGGTACCTCGCCGTTGGTCGACACCGTGCGGGCTCTGGTTCGGCAGAACATCCTGCGCGCGGTGTCGGTTGGCTTCCGGCCGGTCGAAAAATCACCGCTCAACGAGGACGCCGACAAATATTACGGGCCGTTCCGTTTTACCAAATCAGAGTTGCTGGAGTGTTCGCTGGTATCCGTTCCTGCGAACCCCAACGCACTCTCCACCGTCAAATCGCTCAACCTTCCGGGCGACATCGTGGCCGAGGTTTTCTGCAAGCCTGCAGATGAAAACCGCAGCCGCACCACTGGCAAGTCTGCCAAATACCTCGCGCCACAGGGCACGAAAATGAAACCTCTCTCAGAGCGCATTGAACATGCGCAAATCGAATACAATGCCAACCAGGACCGCCTTCAGGAACTCGCCGAGCTGGATACGCTCGATGACACCGCGCAGGCGGAAATCGAGGAGCGGACGCTTAATCGCGACACCATCTCCAGGCAGATCGACACCTTGAAGAAGCTCGAAACCGGCCTCGCATCGCAGCGCGCCAGTTCCGAACAACGCATGCAGGCGCCGGCGATCATCCGCACGCCGCACGCATTGCGCAAACTCGATCCGCGCGACCACATCTATCGCGCCATGACCACGCACTTCATTGCCAAGATGCAGCAGAAGACCATCGAGGAAGTGCTGCGCGAACGCTATCCGGGCGACGAGGGTACCGGTGCGGTGCTGAAAACCGCTGTTGGTCCTGCTCTTACTACGCAGGCAACCTGGGCGGCTGAACTGGTTGGAACCGCTATTGCGGACTTCCTCAACCAGCTTCCGATCACCACGATCTACCCGCGTCTTTCTTCCAAGGGGATCAAGTTTACCTTTGGCCGGAACGGCACGATCCGGATACCTGGACGCTCGGCCACGCCGACCATCAACGGCTCATTCGTTGGTGAAGGCCAGCCGATCCCGGTGCGCAAGCTCGGGCTGACGGCTATCCCGCTGACGCCGAAGAAAATGGCGGTGATCAGCGAGTTCACCAGAGAGATGGCGCTGCATTCCACGCCGGCGATCGAGGGCGTGATCCGCCAGGCCATCAACGACGATACGGCGGTGGCGATCGACACCGTGCTGATCGACGCTGTGGCGGCCGATACCATCCGACCGGCCGGTCTACGCAATGGCGTATCCGGTCTGACGCCTTCGGTGGCTACCGCTGCGTTCGACAAGATGATTGCCGATATCAAGGCACTCATCGCGCCGATCGTTGCCGCCCGTGGCGGCCGCGACCTGGTGCTGCTCATGAACACCGCGCAATCGCTCTCGTTGTCCTGGGTGGTTACCCCGAACGGAGAGTTTGTGTTCGCGGACGTTCAGGACGGCACGCTTCGCAACCTGACGGTCATCACCTCGACCACCGTGCCCGCGGGCATGCTGATCATGCTGGACGCTTCCGAGTTCGCCAGCGTGACCGGTGACGCTCCCGAGTTTGATGTCTCCGACGTGGCAACCATCCACGAAGAAGACACCACGCCGCTGCCGATCGCGACGGGTGCCCAGGGTTCTGGCGTTCTCGCCACGCCGACACGGTCACTTTGGCAGACAGCCTCAATTGGTATTAGGATGATGGTGGACATGAACTGGACCATGCGGCGGACTTCGATGGTTAGCTGGATGACGGGAGTTACTTGGTAGTAGGACAAGATAAGTAGAACTGGACTATCGGCGGGGAGCATTTTGTTTCCCGCCAGTTTTTTAACCGATGGAGCCATGACATGGCAGACAAGCAACCCGATCTACCGACGCCGCCGAAGGGTGCCAGGATTCCGCCCGAGGCAGTAGCCGCCGCTTACGCACCGCGGGCCGCCGGCGAGGACGACGCCAGCGCGGAGGCTAACGCCAAGGTCGCCGCCGATATCGCAGCCAATGCATCGCGGCCGATCCCTGCCGAGCAACTGGTGACACAGCCTGTCGGGATGGAGGGCACCAGGGCGATGTGGGTCATCGTCGGGCCGTATCGTCATACCGTGCTGACGATGCCCGACGCGGAGGCCGAGGACGCCAAGGATAGTCACTGGGCGATTAATATGAGCGACATACCTTCTTCGTTTGATGCCGAAAACAACCCGCTTGTCGATCACGACCATGAATTGACCGACGAGGACCGCGCCTATGCGATAGAAGCGGCCAATGCCTGGGCGCAGGCGCAAGCCGACCCGGAAGAGCCCGACGAGCCTGCGCCGGAAGGTGAAACCGGGGACGCACGGCGGGAGCGTGAAATGCGCAATGAAGGCCGTCAGAAGCGCAATACGGAACGCCAGGCGAAGCGCAAGCCGCAGCGAAACGAGACCGACGAGCAGCGGCAGGCGCGCGAGAAGCGCAATAGCGACCATAACCAAAGGGCGATGCAAGGGGGCGCGCCGGCTGGTAATTACGAAACACGCGCGCCAGGCCGTCTGGCAAGGCCACAGCCCAAGACATGAACCTGCTGACCCGGATCACGGACGCCTTCCGCACCAAGGCTGCGGAGGGTGCCTACCGCGACGGTCCGTGGCTGACCATGGACGGCTGGCTGCCCGCGAGTGTCGGTAAATACATGAACTTCTGGCAGATGGGTTACGACCCGTCTGGCGGCGCCACGTCGGCAATGGTGGAAGCCTGCGTCTCGGCCTACGCACAGACGATCGCCATGTGCCCTGGCAGTCACTGGCGCGAGCAGGGCAATGGCGGGCGCGAGCGCATCACCACCTCGGCGCTGTCGCGGATCCTGCGGAGCCCGAACGATTACCAGACCATCAGCGATTTTTTATTGAATGCGGTGCGCTCGCTCTACCTCGACGGCAATGCCTACGCGCTGGCGCTGCGCAACGACCGGTTTGAGATATCGTCGCTGCACCTGATGCATCCGCGGCAATGCCAGCCACAGGTGATCGGCGGCGAGATCTACTACAAGCTCGGCGGCAACGACGTGATTGATGGCCGCATCGAGGCGCTCGAGCTCGACGAACTCAGCTATGTGCCGGCGCGCGACGTGCTGCACATCCGCCTTCATACGCCGCGTCATGTCCTGATCGGCGACACGCCGCTGACCGCGGCCGCACTGGCGGTCGGTGCCGGCAATGCCATGATGGCGCAATCGATCGCGTTCTATGGCAACCAGTCCAGGCCATCCGGTGTCCTGCAGACCGACATGGTGCTGACGCCGGAACAGGTCAACCAGTTGCGCGGCCGGTGGGACGAGCAGGCCAGGGGACTTGCGGCCGGCGGCACTCCGATCCTGACCTCGGGGCTGAAGTTCCAGCCGATCAGCGTTTCACAGGCCGACGCCCAGTTCGCCGAGGCGCAGAAGATGAGCGACCAGCAGATCGCCGCCGTGTTCCGGGTACCGCTGGCGATCATCGGCAGCGAGGCGCAGCCAATGGGCTCGACCGAAGCATTGATGAATTTCTGGATCGGCGGCGGCCTCGGCTTTGCCCTCAACCAGGTCGAGCTGGCGATCGACCGGCTGTTCGGGCTGTCCAAGGCGGTCGGCGAATATTCGGAACTCGACAGCTCGATCCTGCTGCGTTCGGCATTCAAGGACCGCATCGACGGCCTGGCCCGGGCGGTACAGGGCGGCATCTTCTCGCCGAATGAAGCCAGGGCACACGAAAGCCTGCCGGCGGCAAAAGACGGCAACGAACCCCGGGTACAGCAGCAGGTCGTCCCGTTGAGCGCATGGGACCAGGCGCTGACCAGGCCGGCGCCGGCGCCGGCATTGCCGCCGCCCGACGCCGAGGATCCCAAGGACGACAAGCCGGATCCGGAAGAGGCAAAAGCCTACGCGCGGTTCCTGTTACAGCGGACCATGGATAGCCATGCAGCTTGATCATAGCTCGATTATCGCCGCCGTCGGCGAGGTGCTGGCGACGGAACGCAATGCCAGGGTGGAGCTGGAAGCCAGGGTCGCGGAACTGATTGACGAGTACGGCAACCTGGTGCGGATGCCGGGGCCTGCCGGGGAGCCCGGCGAGCGGGGCCAGAACGGCGAGCGCGGGCCGGTGGGCGATCCCGGGCCGCGCGGGCTGGCGGGCGATATCGGGCCGCCTGGGCCGGCAGGGGAACCGGGACCGCAAGGCGAGCGCGGGCTGGATGCCTATCCCGGCGAGGCGCGGGGCCTCTGGGATGCGTCGGCGCAGTATCGGGCCATGGATGTGGTCAGCCACAACGGCAGCGAATGGCGGGCGGTGAAGGACGACCCCGGTGAACTGCCGGGGCCGGGCTGGATGCTGGGTGCCAAGGGGGTGCGGGGGCGGCCTGGGGAAAAGGGGCCGGCCGGCGAGCGCGGGGCCAGGGGCGAGCGCGGCGCCGACGGGATCGGGATCGAGGAAATGACGATTGCGGACGCCACGCTGATGTTGCTGCGCTCCGACGGCTCGGTGCTGTCCTGCGACCTGATGCCGGTGATCGAACGCTACTACCGCCAGGTGATGGCATGAGCGCGATCGCATCCACCGGGCTCGACCGCACCGTGCTGCCGGAAGCGTTGCTGCCGATCGTCAAAAGCCATCTTCGCGTCGACGGCACCTATGACGATGCCTACATCACCGACGCCATCAAGCGGGCCATCAACTGGTTTGAGCGGGTCACCAACGTATCGGTCAACCCGGTGACGTGGACCTGGTCGCCCGATGAAGCTAATTTTTGCGACAGTGTTGCAACGGTTCCGGTGTCGCCGGTGAACGATGTCACGGTTGATGTCGATGGCGACGTGACCGGAAACTACATGGTCGAGACCATGTCTACGCACGGCGTCGGCCTGTATTGCCTGGTCGGGCCATACGCCGCCGGCATGGCAGTCAGCATCCCGTCTGGTTATGCCGACGCCGACGAGCTCGACCCCGGCATTACCGACGCCATCCTGCGCTACACATCGCACCTGTACGAGAACCGCGAGATCCTGGTCGCCGGCACCGAGGCGCAATCGCCGGGCTGGATGACCGATGTCATCAGCACATACTGGTTCCCGAGGTGCTGATGCAGACCGTCTACTTCAACCGCGACTACCATTATTCGCTGCATCCGCGCCGCACGGTGCGGTTTCGCGCGGGGGTTACTTACGCTCGGGTGCTTGAAATCGCCGCGCGCGAAATCGAGCGCCAGGGAGCCGGCCGTATCGTTGCGACGCCTTCCGGTGATGCGGCCGGTTTCGACATCGTGGACGCAAGACATGCCTTCCGGCCTCGCAAGCGTTAGCGGCGCGGGCGACCTGCGCTATCGGGTGACGTTCGCCGAGCGCGACACCACGCAGGACGAGTATGGCAACGTGTCGGGCGGCTGGGTCGACCGCTTCACGGTGTCGGCCAACATCATTGCCAAGCTCGGCGGCGAGGCGGTGGACGCGGCGCGGCTGGCCGGCCGCCAGCCCGTCCTGATCCGGGTGCGCAAGTCGCCGGACACCAGGCTGATCACCACCGACTGGCGGGCGACCGACGGCGAGGGCCGAGAATATAATATCCGCACCGCGATCGACCCGCTGATCGGCGACAGCCGGCACGGGCTGTGGATCGAGATGATCGCCGAAACCGGGGTGGCGGTATGAGCTATTCCGATCCGGCGCTGGCGATGCAGAAAGGCACGTTGTCGATCATGAAGGCCGGCGAGACCGGCGCGCTGACCGGCGGGCGGATTTACGACGGCGTGCCCGGCAGCGCGGTCAAACCCTATGTGTCGTTCGGGCCGTTCCAGATGCTGCCCGAGCACGGCGACTGTCTCGATGGCGGCGAAGTGTTCATGACGCTCGACGGCTGGGCGGCCGGGCCGGACACCGTCCAGGTCAAGCAGCTCGGCGCCGCCATCGCGTCCGATCTCGACCGCGCCGAGATCGTCATCGACGGCCAGCGGCTGATCGAGCTCTCGATCGAGCAGATCCAGTACATGCGCGATCCCGACGGCATTACCGCGCACGCCGTGG